GTGTTACGCCGATTCTCCACCGCATTTCCCGGCCTCGCAAGGCCGTTCCACACGAAAGTTGATTTCCGGGTCGGTTTCCGGCCCCGATCCGGTTGGTCCGGTTCCGGCCCGTTTTGTTTTGTCCACCTTGGAGTTCTTAGGCCATGTCCAAACCCCGATCAATCTTTGAAGCCATCTCCCCCGGAATCCTGGGGGAAGCCCTGGCACCGGTGGACTACGAGTTCCTGGAGGGGATCGAGTTCGCCGACGTCGTCCACCTGCTCCTGACATTTCCCGACCGGTTCCAGATGCCGGTGGGCTACCGCAACATGGTCCGGCTCGGTCGGGTGGCTGACCACCTTCACCGCGACCTGGTCGAGGTCTGGGAGCCCAATGCATTTTCGCGAACGCCCGACCCCAACTCCCAGGGCAAGCGAGTGATCGAGGTCGCTCCCATTGGTGTTTTCACTGGGAACGCCGTGCCGCCATTCCGGTTGCCCTGGAGATACATCAAGTTTTGATATGACGATTTCTTTCGTTGCGATCGCCGATGTTCACCGAACTTGTACACTATATGGACCCACCTATGATTACCAACTCACTCCTTGGATCGCGTCCCTTGATCCCCGAGTTCCGTGACCTGGCCATCGCCACGGCCGAGGGGATCAGTCACCCCAACTTCCGGTTCCGGACCTTCGTCGACGCGGCCGGCCGCCACCGCCTCGCGATCGACAGTGACACCAAACACCACACCCTGGAGCCGGCTTACCTCGAAGGTCGGGAGACCGTCGGTGAGATCCTGGCGATCGCCAAGGGGCTCGCCGAGAAGGCCCTGGCCGAGGATCTGACCTATCGGTTTCACTTCGTGGGCCTGCCTGTCTACGCCCGGCCCGCTTACTGACCAAACTATCGATAGTTTCGGCCGGCCGAAATTTACACCGCTTTGTACACTTACTGGAAGTGCCGGCCTGGCCGTCAATCCCTGACGGCCAGGCGGTGGAGTGCGACCGGGAAGCGAGGGAGCAAACCGACCCGTCGCGATCGGACGCCCTCGCCGTCAGGCAGCAGGGGTCCATCCGCCGATCGCCGACGATTGCGGCCGGTGGGAACCCGGTCGCTGATGGGTCGCCCCATCGTAACACCAACGGTCGCCCCGGAAAACGGCTCGCCGCGAAATCCGACAGGCTTCGGAGTTGGCCGTAATAGGCTCTTTACGCCTACTTAGGCTATCGTGTACACTGGGCCAGCCGCCCATGAGAGGGTCCACGCGCGAACGGACCGGTGGACCCGTGGCCGGCGAGCCGACTCCGACGCTGGAGTAAGGTACGCATGTCAGCAATTTACAAGCCTAGATGTGATTTCGGTTCCGGCCTCCGATTGCACCGGTCGGAGGCCGGTGGTGGCGAGTCCGCGCGTCTCCAGATCGCGGGCTGGCCGGCGTCGCTCCATCTCTGGACGGCCCGGGAGTTCGCCGCCCTGGCTCACCCTCCGGCCGACGCGATGGCCCATCCCTCGGGAGCCTGGTTCGCATTGAGGATCGAGTGATCCTGCTTGGATGGGTGGGTCCAAAGTGAGCGGGTCGGATTGACCGATCCAGGGTGGACGAAATTTATTGCGCTGGCCTCGACCGGTCGGAAACTGACCAGTTGGAACGGGTTAGGGGTATCGCCGCGCGCTAAATTTTGGTGATCCTACTCCTCCGACCGAGACCCGACCGTGAGCGATTCCCACGCCGATCCTCTCGACGACGAGCTGGCTCCTGGTGAGATTCGGCATGAGCATCCCGACTTTGGGGCTTACGCGATCGTCCACACTCCGGCCGGCCCATCCGGGCCGATCTTCCGCGACCGCCTTGGCTTTGGCGCCTGGGAACTGGCCGGCCGACCCCGGTTGACACCCATCCTCGACGCCCGAGCCCGAGAAAATCTCCCATGCTCCAACCTCACCTCTATCGACCCGATCCGGTCCACCTGACGGGCCGATTTCTGAGCCCGCCGGGGCCGGCGCAAGAAATTGCGCCCGGTCCGCCGGCCGAGATCCGCCTCGCCGACTCGATGCGCCGCCGGCTCGAAGGGCACTGGGAGGGGCTGGACACACGCCGCCGTGAACGGCTGATCCGGGCCTATGGCGCCGCTCTGGCGACGATCTGCGGCTTGACGGCCGATCAGCTCGGCCGGGAGACGAGGCGGGGCAGTACGGGCGTCCAGGCCATCCTGGCCGAGATCCTGGAGCCAGTGCCCGACTCGGCCGCGTGAACCCATCAACAATCAACCCAAGGGGCCTGCATGTCTGGCACCACCAATGGGGGAGCCAGGCCCGGGGCCGGTCGCAAGCCCAACTCGGAGCGGTACGCGGAGCAGCTCGGGACCGCCGCCGACCACCTGGCCAGCCGGCTTCTCGAAGTGGCCGAGGCCCAGGCCCAGCTCGCGTTGGGCGAGATCCCCGGGGAAAAGTGGGTTCTGGCCGGCCTGGTAACCCGCAAGGATGTACTCAGGAAGAAGCGGCCGAGCGACTGGCCCGCTGACGAGCCCTTCGACGACGTCTGGACCGACGATAAGGGTAAGCCGGTCGTGATCGATGCCCCGCTCTTTCCGGAACTGCCACCCGGCAAGCTGATCCGGATCGAGCAGTACCCGGGCAAGCCCGACATCAAGGCGATCATCGAAATCTGGGCACGCCTGGGCGGCAAGCCCGGCCAGATCCCGCCGGTGGACCCCGAGTCGATCGACCTCCGTGCCGCGCTGACGCTGGCCCGACTGGCTCGCGCCGCTTACGTGGACCCCGACGCCCAGCCGCCGGCCGACGTCGCCGGCGACGAACCGGGGATACCCGACGACGATGCACCCTCACCCCCTGAATGAGCCCAGCCTCACCGAGGAGCTGGCCGAAACTCTGACCTGGTGTCTGGAGCAACGAAATCCGCTCAACGCATTCAACGATGTGATTCTGTGCCGGCCGCCGCTCTGGCGAGCCCAGCGCGAGATCGGGCTGGCCCTCGAAGATCCCACCGTCACCACGGTTGCGGTCAAGGCGGGGCACTCGGTCGGCAAGTCCTACTCGGCGGCCGGGTTTATCCTGGGGCTCCAGCATCTCCACCTCGACTCGCTGGTGATGACGACCAGCCCCAGCAATACCCAGCTCTCGGGGGTGCTCTGGAAAGAGATTCGCAAGGCGTGGACCCATGCTCCACTGATCAAAAACTCGGGCCGCTTGACCAAGAATCCCAACCACCTCGACCTGGGGGACGGCTGGGAATCCTATGGCTTCGCGACCAACCAGGCCGAGCGGATGCAAGGCTTCCACGCGGCCGGTGGGCCACTGTATGTCGTGGTCGACGAGGCGAGCGGCATCCGCGATCCGGCGAGCTGGGCCACGCTCAAGAGCCTGAAGCCCAAGAAAACGCTGCTGATCTCCAACCCGCTCTATGACCACGGGCACTTTTATGAGACCTGCCGTCGCGCCGAGGATGACCGCTCGGTCCGGCTGATCACGATCCCATCAACAGATTCACCGGACATCCACCTCGAAGAAAGCCCCAGGGGTCTGGCCGACGCGGCCTGGCTCCGCGAGATGATCGCGGACTATGGGGTCGATAGCCAGACCTTCAAGGTCCGCGTCCTGGCCCAGTTTCCGGATGGCGGGGCCGACCTCCTTATCCCGCCCTCCTGGCTCGATCGGGCCGAGCGGGCCACTCACGTCCCCGGCGGGCCTCGCTGGCTGGGCATCGATGTGAGCGAATGCACCGGGGCCGACCAGGCCGTCCTGGTGGTGAGAGACTCCAACGGGATCATCGATTTTAAGGGCGGCAACCGGGGCGGTTTCGCCTGGATCGCCGAGCAAGCCCGCTTCCTGGTCGACGCCTACGCGATTGATCCATCACACATCATTTATGACCAGTTCGGTCCAGGCGCCGACTTCGCCAACCGGCTCGCCCAGGTGGGCCTGGTCGGAGCCAGGGCCTACCGGGGTGGCCGGAAGAGCAAGGTCGCGAAGTGGGGCTGTCTCCGCGACGCCTGTCACTGGATGCTTCGCCGTCGGCTCGATCCGTTTCATTGCGGTGAGGACGGCCGCATCCCGCCGCCGTTTTCGATCCCGGCCGAGTATCTCAAACGGATGCGGGTCGAGCTTCGCGAGATCACATACACAACCGACGATACCGGGGCCAACATCGTCCGCAACGGCCTCGAAGTCCGGGCCGCGCTCCGATTCAGCCCGGACTATACCGATGCCTTGACCCAATCGTTTATGTCCCCGAACTCGTGAGAAACGCATGCCGAAAAATGGATTGAAGATCAAGCGAATCAAGGGCCGGTTTTCCGTCGAGACGCCGGAGCATGATCCCCCATTCCAGATCCTCGTCGAACATTACGTCGGCCAGCTCGACCGGATCGGGCGGATGCTCCCCTCGGTCGGAATGAGGGATCGGGCGGATGGGGAGGCGATCGAGGCTTACCGCAGCCTGAAGAAGCTGTTCGACAGGATCGAGAAGCTCGGCCCCGTAGTCGTCGTTCGAGGTCAACCATGATCGAGCTATCCGCACTCCATGACGAGGTCCTGGCGGGCCTGAAGAACGAGCAAAACCGGCTCGACGACGCGAAAGAGAATGCCGATTTCTTCCGGGGTGAGTTCGACGCTTACGGCAACCGGCCTCCGTCGTCGGCCTGGGAAGGGGCACGGAACAAGTGCGATAGCCGGATCATGACCTGGCTGGTCGAGACGCTGGCCATGAATCTTTATGGGTCCGGGCCGACGCGGTCGCTGCCCGATCACAAGGCCGCCGCCGAGTGGCTCAACGCGATCTATAAAACCTCGGCGATGGATGCCCTGCTCCAGTCGGCCGACCAGTGGTCGACGGTCAGCCAGGTCTCGGCGATCCAGGTCATCCCGACCGAGGACCAAGCCCGGCCCGTCAAGCACGCGCTCTGGCCGGCTCATCAGATTTGCGTATGGGAATCCGAGGATGACCCGCTCATCCCCGAGGCCGTGGCCACGATCGACAAGTACGACAATCGCAAGCGGCTCCGGCTCTGGACCGCCGACGCTCGGGTGACCTACGTCACCGACAAGCTGGAGTCCGACCGGGGCCAGGGGCAGCGGGCGTACAAGCTGGTCAAGACCGAGGCCAATCCGTTTGGCTTCCTCCCATTCAGCTTTGTGCATTACAACTTCCCGACCACCGAGTTCTGGTCCGGCGCTCCAGGCACCACGTTCAAGGAACTGAACGACTACCTGAATTGCAGCCTCACCGACTCGGGCGACTCGATCCGGTTTTGCTTGAAACCGATCGTCAAGGCCCTCGGTGTCCGGGCCGGCTGGCGGCCGAGGACGCCGGTCCAGCCCGGCGATATCTGGGATATCCCGGCCGAGGGGATGGACGCGGACGGCAACGGCATCCCGCCCGACGTCGGCTACATGCAGCCCGATACCAACTTCGTCGACGCCCACTGGCTCGATCTCCAGAACCGGCTCGATCACGCGATGCAATGCGCGGGGGTGCCCCCGTCGTTTTTCCGCCTCGTCCAGGACTCGGCGTCGTCGGGTTTGGCGATCATCGCCGAGCAACTCCCCCTGATTCTCCGGGCCGAGGGACGCGAGCGGACCTTTGGCTATTACGAGGCCGAGCTGGCCAAGGTCACCCTGGCTGTCGGGGCCAGTCACCTCGGCCGCAACGGGATCGCCGCCGCCGCTGAGCAGCTCCGGCAAGCCGCCGCCGATCCGGGCTTGACGCTCCGCTGGCCCTGTCTCCGGCCCAAGCTCTCCGGAGTCGAGGCCAACGCGTCGAACAAGATTGCGCTCGACGAGAAGACCATATCGAGAACCATGATAGTAATGCAGCGCGAGAATCTGACCCGCGAAGAGGCCGAGCAATACCTCGACCAGGTGGCCCGCGACCTCGAGCGCGAGCAAGCGCTGTTTGCCAGGCTTGACCCGGTCCAGGTTGACCCCGAATCCCAGGCCAAACCGCCGACCTCGGCGGACGCCGCTGAACTCGACACCGAAGACGAGAGCGAAACCGATGGCTGAAGCAACCGAGAAGCCCACCAAGCCCCCCGCCGATCCCCAGGCCGAGGCCCTGGCCCGCAAGAAGGCCAAGCAAGCCTACCGCAAAGAATTGCGCGAGCTTCAGCTCCTGGGGACCGTCGTGGTCCGGCTCGGAACCAAGCCGCGACTGGTCCAGTATCTGAACCGGGATGAGAAGAAGGACCTGATCAAGATGGGCCGCGAGATCCCCAAAGGGCCGACCCCCGAGCAATCCAAGCGGATGCATGAGCTGCATTACCTGATCGAAGGCAAGCCGGTCCCGATCCGCGAAGACCTCGACGACTGACCGGCCGATGCCGCAGCGTGTCCCAAGCCGACGTTAGAAATCCGAACTTTTATACCAGCGAGATTTGATCCGTGTCCGACGAACTCATCAAGAGCCTGCAGCGCCGGGTGAACGAACTGGAGAGCGAAACCATCAACCTCAAGGCCGAGGCGAAAGATCGCCGGGTCAAGGGGAAGAAGCTCTCGGAAGAGAATGAGACCCTCAAGGGCACCGTCACGAACCTCTCGAAGGATCGCGACGACTGGAAGAGCAAGGCCGAGACCTCGGCCCCCGAGCTGGCCGCCAAGGTCAGTGAGCTGGAAGGCATGATCCGGGTCGGAACCCACCGCAAGGCGTTCGACACCGCCGCCGCCGCCCAGGGCGTCCGGCCTGAAGCGATCGACGACTTGTGGACGCTCTCGGGCTACAAGGCCGAGGGGGACACTCCCGACCCCGCCGCGATCAGTTCGACGATCGAGACGGTCAAGGCCGCGAAGAGCTACCTCTTTCAGCCGGCCGAAGGCCAGGGCCAGACCGAGAAGACGGTCACCACGCCGCCGGTCAAAACCAAGCTCGATGTGGTGATGGACAACGGACGGGGGGGCGGCAACATCCAGATCCCCGGCTTCCGGGTGACGAAGGCGAACAGCCAGGATTACACCTGGATGAAGGACAACGCATCGAAGATCAACGAGGCTCGCAAGGCCGGCACGCTGATCATGGAAGACTGACGACGCATCCGCCGTACTTTGATGCGACACCGGGGCGATGCCGCCCCACGACGGCCCGCGATGGGCCACAGCACTCGACCCGTGACGGGCCGGGAAGCGTATCGACGCGACCCATTCACCCATCCGGGAATGTTTTCCGATGGCCAATCAGATCAGCAGCTTTTTCCAGACCCTGGTCGCCGCCGCGAGCGAGGCCAGCCAGGTCCTGGTCGGCACCACCGCCCTGATGGACGCGATCTATCAGGACTACAGTCCGACCGAGGCCGCCACCGGCCAGACGCTCAATATCGCGATCCCCAACCCGGTCTCGAGCGAGGTCGAGAACATCGGGACCAATGACCCGACGTTCTCCGACGTCGAGTTCACGACCGAGCCGATCGTCTTCAACCAGCATCCCCAGTTCGGCTACAAGATCAACGACTTCGAGCAGTACAACAGCCCCCAGTCGATCCGCAACCTGATGGTCGATCCGGCGATCAAGGGCATTGCCGAGTGGGTCAATAACTATCTCGCCGGCCTGCTCAACTCGGCCAACCTGGCGTTCAACGGCACGATCTCGACCACGGGTTCGAGCATCAGCCCTGCGCAGGTGATCAGCGGCTGGACCAACCTGGTCAACCAGAAGGTCCCCGTCATGGACTCGGCGAACATGTCGCTGATCATGGCCCCCCAGGTGTACGGAAACGCTCTCCAGAACAACAGCTTCACCCAGGAGAGCATCGTCGGCCTGCCGATCGCGTTTCAGGCCCGGACCGGCGGCCAGCTCCGGGAAATCTACGGGGCGATGTCCAAGTATGACCAGCAGATGCCGACCACCGGCACTGTCGGTTCCTATACGTATACCTCGGTCCTGATGCACCGCTGGGCCATCGCCGCCGCCTACCGCCCCCTGCCCAAGCCCGACCCCAAGGTCAGCGAGTTCACGTATATCGACTGGAAGGGCCTGCCGATCCGGATCACGTTCGGCTACTCGGTCGAAAAGTCCGGCTGGCTCGTGAACATCGACGCCGGTTTCGGCGCGAGTGTCGTGCGTCCCAACATGGCCCAGCTCTACTCGACGGCCGAGTGATCGAAAACAGTAGTCAGTGGTCAGTGGTCAGTGAATTCCATTCCATTGCATTACTAACCACTGACTACTACACCCAGAAAGGCTCCGAACATGGCAAGCGGTGATATCTTCGAGCGCTACCAGCCGCAAGCGCTCACCTCCGAATCCGGCCGCCTCGGCCAACTCGTCCCGGCGGGCGCGGTCTCGGGGGTCCGGCTGGGCAAGGGCGGTCCGACCGCCGACGGGTCGGCTTACCTGGCCCTGGGCAAGGTCTGGGCCAATGGCACCCCGCTCTCGACCGGTCTGACGGTCGAGGTGGTGATCGTCGACGACGCCAACAACCCTGATCCGGGTGCGGCCGTCGTCCTCGGGGCCACGATTGTGCCCCTCACCTCGGGAGGGGTCATCACACCACCGGCCCAGACCAACGAGGCCACGGCGACGGTGACCCTCAGCTCGACCGAGGGCAACGTCACGGTTGCGACCATCACCGTGGCCAACAGCAAGCTATCGAGCTTGGCAGCCGGCAACAACTTCCTGCTCCGGCTCCGGCGGGTGTCCACCGCCGTCGCGGACACGCACACCGGAGCCGTGATCCTCCTGGGCGCGACCGTCAAAGACTCCTGATCTCGCTAGTGGGTAGTGGATTCCATTGCGTTGCATTACTAACCACTGACCACTACCCACTGCTTTTGCATACATGAGACTCTCATGCTCAATCCCGTTTCAGTCCCCACGTTTTGCGTCCCCAGGGATGGGGTCGAGACCACCGTCGGCTCCGGCGGCTACGCGACCGGTTCGGGGTCGCTGACCGTGGCTCCGGGGACGGGGTCGCTGTTTGGCTCCCCCAGCTCGGCAGCACCGCTCCGCGTGTCGGCGATCCGGACCACGTCCGACGGCCGGCATGTCCATTTTCTTGTGACGGCGGTCGTCAGCGATACCCTGACGGTCGCAAGCACGCTCGACGGCTACAGCGATATTCCGCTGGCCCCTGGCGACAAGGTCGGTATCTTTGCCTCGTCGGGTGCGGTCCAGGACCTCAATACCGCTGTTGTCGCCGCAATCGACGCGCTGAACTCCACCATCACCGTTGTGAACGCTGGTGGAGGCGGTGGAGGCGGCAGCGGGACGGTGACCTCGGTCGGGCTGTCGATGCCCGCGATCTTCGCGGTGGCCAACTCGCCCATCACCGGCTCGGGCACGATCGCGGTGACCCTCGCGACCCAGGCCCAGGCCCTGGTGTTCGCCGGGCCAGCGTCGGGCTTCAATGCCGCTCCCGCCTTCCGGGCACTCCAGGCGACCGATTTGCCGACGATTCCCGGCTCGCAGATCTCCGGTAACATCGCGGGCAACGCGGGATCAATCACCGGCTCCATCTCCGAGAGTCAGGTCACTGGCCTGGCCGCTGCCCTGGCGGCTCTCGCCACAATCGCATCGCCCAGCTTCACGGGCACCGTCACTTTGCCCACTGGGCTGAGCGGTGTCCTCAAGGCCACAGCCGGTGTCCTCTCGACCGCGGCAGCGGGCACGGATTATGCAGCTCCCGGAACGGTCACCGCATTTACACGGCAGCAGGTGATCACACCGGTGGCTCTCACGCCGGGCGTTACGGTCGCGTGGAATATGGACCTCGCGCCCAACGCAACGCTCACACCAAACTCAAATTTCACGGTGAGCAATCCCACAAATCTCCGGGCCGGCGGTTCGGGGGTGCTCACAATAACCCAGGACGGGACGGGAGGTCGCGTCGTTACCTGGGGATCAGCGTACAAAGGCGTGGGAGGCGTCAAGCCGGTGCTCTCGACCGCCGCGAACTCGAAGGATCAGATCGGGTGGTACTCGGAGGACGGAACAAGCGTCACGCTCAACGCTCTGACGGGAGTGGCTTGATATGTTTGGATTGCCCTTCTCGCTCATGAACCCGCCAGCGGTTGGGTTCTCACCGTCGTCGATCTCAGGACTCATGCTTTGGCTTGACGCGAGCGCGGCGGGCTCGATCACGATTGGCACCGGTGTCAGCCAGTGGAACGACCTCAGCGGGAACGGCCGCAACGCGACGCAGTCCACCGGTTCGAAACAGCCCGCTTACGGCTCGACCGCGTTCAACGGGCTTCCGGGGCTCACGTTCACCGGAAGTTCGCTCGGCACTCCCACGTTCGCTCAGCCGACCAGCCTCTCGCTCTATCTCGCTTTGATTCCGGTCTCCTGGCCGACATACAGCAAGCTGATTTATACCAGCTACTCGACCGACATGGACCTCAGTACCGATGGCGGGTCGCCACCTAATTTGAGTGTTAATATGAACAGTCAGTTTAGTATCGGCAGCAGTCCAACTCCAACGACGGGGACGCCTCATATCGTTAAATATCTTTATTCGAGTTCGACTGAGATTGGCGTGTTGTCGGTCGACTCCTCCTCGGTCTCGCGGTCGGCGCTGAATCCGCCCGAGGGGTCGAATCTGCCATTTTTTATCGGTTCAGACAACATTGCCAGCGAAAATTGCAACGTCGTCCTGGGTGAGCTGCTTCTGTTCAACAGCGCGCTCATCACGGGTAACGACAGCGCAGTGACCAATTACCTCCGATCCAAATGGGGGACACCATGATCGAAACCGCTTATACCTATGACGGATCGCCGTTCGACATCGGATCGTTCGACGGGCCGGCGAACGTCGCGTACCCTGGCGGGTTGATGGGCTTGCATGCCCTCTATGCCTTTGACGTGTGTCCATTCGACGCCCGGACCTACGACGGCACCTTGCGACCACCGCACCGCTTCCGGCCCACCTCGCCGACCGGATTCCAGAGCGCCGGCCGCCGGCTCGGGGCCGATCCCAATTTCTCGACCGGCCGTCGAGTCTCCGGTTCCTCCGGCCAGGGGTAAATAGCAATGGATATTTTTGCGATTCGCCAGGGCGAGGCGCTCCCCATCGCGGTCCAGCTCAGTGACGATCAGGGCAACCCTGTCACCAAATACACCGGGCTTGAGCCTCTCGCCGCCGCGATCTGGCCGGGGGGCAACCTTCCGGCCGCGTTCATGCCCGCGGCAAACTGGGTTTCCGGACCCGCCGGCCAGCTCACGATCCTGGTCACCTCGGGCCAGACCGCTGGCCTGGACGAGGGGCGTTACACCGGGACCTTGAGCCTCACCGATCCGGTGGCCGGGCCAGTCGAGGTCTACAACTGGTCGATGGACGTGCTGGCGGCCCCAGGCACCGCGACCACGCCGCCGGTTTACTGCCAGTTTTCCGACCTCCTGACCTATGGCAAGGGCTGGGTCCGGTCGCTCCAGAGCCAGGACGAGGACGCCGGTTTTGCCACCGAACGGGGGCGGGCACGGTCCTGGCTCGACGACCTCGTCATCAACGCATGGGAGGTGTCATTTCCCATCGGGGTCGGCGATCCGGGCTATGGCGCCGTCCTGGTGGGCCAGAACCCCGGCCAGCTCCCCTCGGTCTGGATCCGTCAGCAGCTCGCCGCCGGTGGCCTGGTCCTTCGTGACCTGGTGGTGGAGATCGTGGCGAAAAAGGCCCTGGCGTTCATCTGCGAGGGGCAGATGGGTGCGAGCGGATCGACCTTTGATTTCGCGAAGCTGGGTCGATGGTACAGCCGGGAAGCCAACGAGCTGGTCAAGACGCTCCGGGCCGAGATCGACGCGGATGGCAACGGCTATCCACAGTTCGCGATGAACCTCGGAATGAAATCGATGCGAGGATAAATATATGCCCTTTAATCAACCCCTCGCCGGACTCGTCGAGCCTGCCGCTCGAAGCTGGAAAACCGCCACGGATGCGGACAAGGAGGCATTCTATCAAATGGCCGGCAAACTTGCCGTCAAGGAAAAGCGGTCCGAGTTGAGCCGGGGAATCGGTTCCAACGGCCGCAAGATGGCGCCGAGGAAGCATCCCAGGCCCGACGGGGCCAACGGCCCGGTCCTGACCCCGCACGACGCCGCCAGCCGCACCAGCAAGCTCCTGGCCTTCCGGGCCTGGGCCGTGGGGCTCACCCTGTTCTGGCATGCCGGGATCACCCGGGCGTGCAAGAAAGCCTGGGGCGTGATCCTCGGCTATCACGCCGACGGCAAGGTCAAGGGAGCCCCCAGGCGGGACGTCCGGCTCTCGAAGCGGGGCATCAAGGCGGTTCGCAAGGCGATGGCGGTCTGGTGGACGGCCCACCTTCGGGCGCAGGCCAGGGACGCCGCGAAGGCGAAGCCGAAGCCCTCGGCAGCGCCAAAGACCGTCCCAAAACCGAAGGCCGCCTCCAAGAAATTCACCGCCGCGCAGCAAAAGCTGATCGACAAGTATCCTTATCTGAAGGATTACCTGGAACCGAAGGCCAGTCCCAAGAGGACGCCGCCGCCGAAACCAAAACCGGCACCCAAGCCCAAGCCGGCACCCAGGCCCGTCCCGCTCGATCCGTTCCCGACCGACCCGGAAAAGCTCAAAGTGGTCCGCAAGCTGGGAGGCTCGACCGGGGCCGAGTTGGTCCAGGACGAGCATGGACGCCTCTTCGTCCGCAAACGAGGCGCCAGCCCCGACCATCTCCGATCCGAGGTCGCCGCCGACAACGCCTACCGAGCCCTCGGGATCGACGTGCCCGAGCCAAAGCTCTATGAGACCAAGGGTGGTCCGATCAAGCTGTCGAAGTACATCGACGGCCAGTCGCTCGCCGATCTCCGCAAGTCCGACCCGGCGCTCGCCGCCAGGGCCGAGGCAGCCATCCGCGAAGGGTTCGCCGCCGACGCCCTCCTGGGCAACTGGGATGTGGTGGGACTCGGTGCCGATAACATTCTGATCGACAAGGCCGGCAAGCCCTGGCGAATCGACAACGGGGGCTCGCTCAAGTTCCGGGCACAGGGGGGCCTGAAGTCGATCGAGCAATGGAACGGCCATCCGACCGATCTCTGGTCGATGCGCGATCCCAAGATCAACCCCTCAGCCGCCCAGGTCTTTGGCAAGCTCGGATTCGACGATGTGGCGAAGCAGGTGGACGAACTGGCGAAGAGGGCCGGATCGCTCAAGCTCCCCCCCGACGTCGCCGGCACCGTCGACGCTCGGCTCGCCCAGATGAAGGACCTGGTTGGGATCGGCCGGACCCTTCGCAATGACAAGTTCATCGAGAGTTATGCCGATGAATTCACCAAGCATACTTCGGGCATCAGGGCCGCCGGGATCTCGAAGCGGATGCCCGCCACGCTCGATCAGAAGTCAGAGGGCTCCGTCGTCGTCGTGGATGAGAACGGCAAGCCCTGGGACCACCTTCGCGGCAAGGGGTCGTTGGTCGAGGACCTGGAGGCTTACATGGACAAGGCTGGCGGCAACCAGGCCGCCGTCAAAAACTGGATGGGCAGCCAGGCCGGGTCATCGTGGTCCGACCTCTCGCAGGCGCTCAAATACCACATCGCCGAACAGCGAGGCGGCGCAGGAAGTTTCGGCGAATACTACTGGAAAAAGTCGCCTGCGGAGTGTAAGGCCATGCTCGACGAGGCGATCGCGAAGGCAGGCGGACCCGAGAAATACCGGGTCGCCATGACCGCTCAACACGCTTTCACCCGAGAGTTGCTCGGGTCGGTCGAGTTCGACGGCAAGAACTCTGTCAAGGGGACGGTCAAACTGATGCGGACCGAAAACCTCAAAATCATGAAGCACGCGAAATTGCGGCCGGGCGACCAAGATGTTAAGATGAAACGTGGGGCTCTCGAATCGACTTCGATCTATGCGAAAGTGTCGATCGCTGGCAATCGAGAGCTGACTGTCCAGGACGTGCCGATCCACCGAGTGTTCGCGACTTACTGGCAGGAGAGGACCCCGGGACAAGCGGACGTTGCCTTCCTGAAAGACAGTGAAAACGAATTCCTGGCGATCCTCGACGACATCCCGTTCACGTATAAGAAGAAGTCCTCATGATCCTTGCCAATGCCCGCTACTACTGGAACGATGGTTATCCGATGCTCGCCGTCGAGGTCGATGGACGGATGGCCGAGATGGGGACGGATTGCAAGCCGAGCCTGCACGAGGCCGGGATCGTCTTCCTGGGTAGCGAGTTCGCCGACGCGGTCCCGCCGATCGAGTTCCCCACCGGCGACGGCCATACGACAACCCTTCGGGGTTTCTCCCGCGACGAGACCCTGTTCCGGCTCTACGATGAGTTCCTCCAGGCGGACGAGATCACCCCGGGTCCGGTAGCGATCCCGGCCTGACACTCCCCTCCCTTCCACGACCGGGCGATGAAGCCCCCTCGAATCCCCGGGATGATCCCGCCAACTCTGGCGAGATCACCTCCCGATGAAGGTCAATTACAAGCCGCGAGCGCTCAATACGCTCAACGACAAGCTCGCGTATATCAGCGGACCCGGCTCGCGCAACCTCGCCCAGAACATCGCCGCCGCCGTCGTTCTGGGCAACGAACACGACCGGCTCAACGGCCGGAATTCCTACGGCCAGCCCCAGGCCCCGGTCAAGAAACGCCAGGGCAAGTACAAGGGGGCGTCCGGCCCGCCGATCGCCCCCTTTGGGGCCGCGAGCCGGGTCGTCACCCACTTTTCCGCCCGGTACAAGGGATCGAAGCCGCCCTATACGATCACGGCGGGATGGGACGGAGTCGTCTCGAAGTCGGGCTTCCCGTTTCTGGTGGCACTGCATGAGGGTGTCCGGGGTTCGACCGGGGGCGCCAGAAGCCTCATCGGCAAACTCTTTCACCGGGTCAAGGCCAAGCTCACTGGGAGCTGGCGAATCCCGCCCCGGCCGATCTTCGGCATCAGCCCCAACACATGGGTCCTGATCCGGGAACAGATCGACGAATTCCGTGACGGATTGAAAGGCGCGAAATGACCTATTCGATGTGGGAGGGCGACGAGAGCGGACTCACCCTCAAACCGGGAGCCGAAAAACCGTCGATGCCCGGCGACGAGGACGCCGTGCTGGTCAAGGTCTTCGAGTCTGATTCGTTTGAGGAAGCCGTACAAATTCAATATGACCACTATGGCTGGGGCACCTACGAGCCCTTCGATTTCAAAGCCTTCCGGGACCAAAAACAATCATGAGTATTCCAGGTGTGCCCAAGGGCCTCCGCCGCCAGGTCCTCGCCGCGTTCATCAACGCCTTGCGATCCGACCCGAAACTGGCCAACAACCGCGTCATCAAGACATGGATGACCTGGAATGGCTCCGACCCGATCGTCGATCCCTCCGAAGCCGCGATGCCGGGGATTCAAATTCGGCTACTCGGCGGCCCGGTTCGCCGGCTGACCACGACCCGGGCGCCGCGCAAGCCGATGAGCCACGGCGACGAATCCGAACTGACCGTCCTGATCGACCTCTGGACCGCCGGGACCGACCAGGGCGACCTGTCCGACCTCGCCGACCTGATCTACTCCGCCCTCGCCCCGCAGGACATGGACGCGAGGGCCGAGCTGGCTGAACGATTCCGCGTGGCCGGCATCAAAGACTGGCAACTCAAGCGCGAGATCCTGCCCATGTCGGCCGAGTCGTTCGGCCAGATCGCGGTCGTCGGCCAGGGCAGCTACGAACTCACCCTGCAATTCTTCTCTTAACTTAACCACCACCCGGACGGAGCCCGGGATTCTTATCCAATGAGCGCGACTCTCACTCCCAATTACCTCGTCGGGGCGGCCGTGGCCGTCTCGGTCGCCGGCACAGAAGCCTACGTCAAGTCGGGTGACCTCACCCGGGGCGTGGTCAAAATCACGGTGACCAACAGCAAGAGCGGCGGCTACCAGCAGCTCAAGGCCGGCATCAAGTCGAGCCAGCTCAACCTCGAATGCGTCTATAACGGCGATGCGCCGCCGACGATCATCGAAGGCCAGGAGGTCACCGTGATCTTCGATGGTGTCGGTTTCGAATCGGGCGACAACCTCGAAGACGGAGCCGGAGGGACTCCCACCACTCCGGGCGGAACACTGCTCACCGGTCAATATCTGGTCGAGATCATCAAGGATTCTTGGGTTGTCGACGGCGATTACTCATGGTCGCTCGCGCTCGACTCGACCGGCTCTTACACCGTCGGCTCGGCGACCGGGGCGACCCCGAGTACCTGACCAAGAGGCCGACACCCATGAAATCCCCAGCGACCTGGGCCGCGATCAAGGCCCGGCGGTCCGGGGCGGCGCAAGAAAGTGCGCCGCCGAAGACCTACGACCTGGCCAGGATCAAGGCCGAGCGTGCCCGGGTCCTGGGCCGTCACGAACGGCTCCAGGCCCCGATCACGCGTGTCCTCCCGGTCCCCAGGGCGATCCCCCTGGGGCCGGGACTCCGCGTCGTCAACGAGATGCGACTCCGTCACCTGGCCGAGCTGCAAGCCTACCTCGAAGAGGCTGACCCGCACCCGCTCGACGGCCTCGACCCGGCCTGGGCGGATGCCGATCCCGCCACACGACCGGCACGGCTGAAAGCGGCCTGGGACCGGGCCGGCGAGTGGCCGGCACGGCTGGGCACGTCGCGGGGCTCGATCCTCCTGGGCTCGCCAGCGGGCCGGGCGAATTTTCTGGCCCTGAACGTCCGCGAGTACGACCCGGGCTTCGGTCTGACCGAGGCCCTGGAGTTACTCCCCCGGGTCACCCCCAGCCAGTGGGCCAGGTTGGTCCGGATCGCCTGGGCGATCCATCCCCGGATGGAGATCGCCGCCGAGCTGGCCCCGGACACGTCACCGGCCAAGCCGTCGGACTGGTGGAAGCAGGCGCATGCGGCGGCCGGTGAGTACGCGGCGGCCCTGGTGTTTCCCCAGCTCGGGGAACTTTACCTGGGGCAATGGCGGTGCCTTTGCTCGGGCGGCAAGGCCCTGGAGTTTACCAAGGATTATTCCGACGCGATGCGGCGGGTCAATCTGGCGATGGGATGGTGAAAAATGCCGAGCGACGCGGAAATCATTGAGTTCATCGTGAAGGTCGAGAACGAGGCCAAAGTCAACGCCCTGGCCGAAGCGATCAAACTCGAAGAAGCCAACCTCAAGAAACTGATCGCCACGATGGGATCGCACGACGCGGCAACCAAGGCATCCGCATCAGCACTTCTTGGACTCAACTCGCAGCTCAAGTCAGCCGGCGGGAGTAGCAAGAGCGCCGGCCAGGCCCTCAGTCAAATTGGCTACGCGGCCGACGACCTCCAGTACGGATTCAAGGGGATCGCCAACAATATCCAGCCGATCCTGTCGCAGATCCCGGCCATGGCGGGCCTGGCCGGGCCGATCTCGATCGCCGCCATCGCCGCCAATCAGCTCTACGAGCACTGGGATCAGATCGCTGGCCTATTCGGCCAGGGCCACGCGAAGAGTCAGGCCGAGGAGATGGAGGAGCTAGGGAAGAAGACCGAGAAGACCGCCGACGAGACGGCCCGGCTCCTCAAATACGAGGAGCAACGCGCCCACGTCAAGGCCCAGGGGGCCAAGCCCGAAGCCCAGACGGAGTTCGGCAAGAACGTCGACAAGGCGATCGCGGATGGCCCGCTGGCGGATATCGACAAGGGTCTTGATAAGCACTTCGGCAACCGTATCCAGGCGATGGCCGATATGGACCCGCGTAACAAGGAGATCGACGAGCGGATCGCCCACACCAAGGCCGGTCGAGGCCGGGACCAGTTCGGCGATCGACTGACCGAGAAAGAGACGCAGGAACGGCTCGACGATCTTCAGAGGCAAAAATCCGCAATCTACGGCGAGGCTCGCGAGCGGTTCCGGGGCGACTTGCCCAATAAGCCCGACACGGTCAAGGAAGTCCAGAAGGCGGCTGAGGCCCACCCCGACGACTTCGGGCCGGGCGGGGCGAAATTCGCCGAGTCGCTCAAGAATGCCGACCCGAAGAAGGCCGAGCAGGCCAGGGCCAACAAGGCGCAAGTCGACGCCGACAAGAAAGCCGAACAAGACGCCTTGGACGAAGATTTCGACAAGGCCGACCGCGAATATAAGGAGAAAAAGTCGAAACAGGACAAGCGCGATGCGCAAAGCGAGCGGATGCGAGAAGCCGAGGATGACGCCGCCGACCAGGTTCAGGCCCTGAACAAAGAGGACGCCGACAAGCGGGAGAAGGCCGGCAAGAAGGCCATGCAAGGCACCGGCCTGGACAAGCGCGTCGAGGACGCCATGCTCCGCGCCGCGCTCGCCTCGGGCGGCCAGCAAGGGGTCGCCACCGCGCAGGTCGCCGGGATGATCTCGCGTGAACTTCAGGGCAAAGGGATCGACGCCGAGACGGCCGACAAGCTCGGCAAGGAAAAGGCCGAGGAACACGCCGCGAAGCTCGGCGATGACATCAACGACCGGGCGATGGAGCCGGCCGAGATGCGCAAGGTCGAGCATAGCGGCTCGGCCGACTTCGCCCGATCGGTCGAGTCGTCGGGCTTCGACCAAAAAACGGCCGACAACACGGCGGCCATGAAAGAGCAACTCACCGAGCTGGTCCGGATCGCCAAGCAAGGTCCGGTCCTGGGGCCATGATCCATCAATGAGCACACTGCAAGACCTCTACACCGCCGCACCCTCGACCGAGATCCTGGTCGAGGGCTACGACCTTCAGGCCAACGCGCAAGGCTATTTTGGCACCATTCGGTTCTGGTTTCTCGGAGCCGATCTCTTTGGGTTTACGTCGACGGTGACCGGCAAATCCCAGACGATCACGATCAACGGGGTGTCAGTCACACGCTTGATCCCGCTCAAGCATCCTTATATCACGTCCGGTTGCTACGCCGATGACGTCCGCGTTTATCCGGCCCCTGGCTCGGTCGCGTCGACGGATTCGGGGTCGTACACGATCAGCGGCGAGCCGAGCCCAGGCGGTATTTCCTTCACGGATTACTTCTGCGACGTGCATTTTTCTACACCCGCTTATCCGATGGAGTCCGGCGACTATCCGACGGTCCAGACCCGACTCTCAGGGGGCCAGGAAATGGTCACCCGGCCCGGGTCGGCTTACGAATTTCCGAGCGATGGCAAGCGGATCAACCATGACGTGGGAGTCCCGGTCAAGGTGGTCGAATTCGGACTCACGATGAACCGACTCGCATCACTGGATAAAGATACTTATTGCGCTCTGGCCGGCTGCGTGAATCTGACCGAGTTCTGGGGCCGTCCGGAAGGGACCGTACTTTACGACGGGCCAAATTGCGAGGGCGAGTTCATGCTGGGCGGCCTTCCCAGCTATACCGTCACTCACAATTTTAAATATCGATCGATCCCCTGGAATCAGATCATGCGGCCCGACGGTGCCGGCTTCGAGGCGCCCGTCGAGGTCACCGAGGTCACCGACGACATCACGGAAGATGAGGATATCACCGATCCTAGATACATGCTCCCCGAAGGCGAACTCAACGACCTCTGGGGAGATTGACCGATGCCTGTCGATTATCCCGATCCCCTGGACCCCGGCGGTGCACCCCCGGGTGCGGCCTGGCTCAATCAGCTTGTCGCCGCCGCGATGGCCAACCGGATCTCGGTCGACGGGTCGTCGGGACTCGTCTCCAGCTCAGGCAGCGGCGGAACAGCCCTGGCGATACATCGAACCCCGTTGGTCGCGATCAAGCTCACTTATCAGTCGGGATCGAGCTATTCGTGGATCGAACAAATCGCCGCCGCTGGCGGCGGCTGGACGGCCGGCACCCGCAAGGGTTACGCGACCGGTGACCCGGCCAAGGGATCGGTCCCGGCGGACCCGGCCTGGGAAGCCAACGGTAATTCGCATGTGCCGATCGGATACATCGTCGAGGACGCGAGCCGGGACGCGGCGGTCGGTCGGCTCACGTTTCGAGCGGGGACCTGTTGATGTTTCGAACCCAGTTCACATCCGGGGACCGTCCCCCGTCCAACGCGGAGTATAACGCGATCCTGGACCTGCTCAAACGGTCCAGGGTGACCGGCCTGGGCGACGGCCTTGAGCGGTCGGGGTCGGCGATCGCCCGGCGACTCCAGCCCCGGATCTGGGCTCAGATCAGTGGATCGGGACCGGCCTGGAGCTGGCAAGAGGCGATCCCCAATGCGAGCGGAAGCTTCGATTTGCTCTCGGGCGGACGATCGGGCGGTCCAGGCTCACTCCCGGCCTATGAGTGCAACGGAGCGGTCTCGGGAGTCAGCGGGACCGTCCAAAAGCTCACCTATACCACGGCCGGCGACTGGCGGTTCCGGATGGTCCGGGTCGGCTCGTCAGGCGGCGGCGACGACGGTGGCACCACGACGGTGTCAGACTGCATCTGCCCCAAGATCCCGACCACACTCTCGATGGTCTCCTCGGACCCAGCGTGTAATTTTGGTATGTTCCAGTCTTGTTCGATCGTTTACGGGCCGACGCCCGAGGGCTATGCCCCGCTCCAGATTGGCGTCAACTCGTTTCTTTCGGTCGAGAGTTTCCCCGACGTCGTCGCGGGCGGGGCGATGTTTCGCTACCTGTTCACCTGTTATTTCAACCAGTTCAACCTCTCGCGGGTCTATCTCGATAGCCCATTCGGATCACCATATAGAGATGGGTTGCTTTACTCATGGATCGTGGGAGGCTACGGCAACTCCTGCAATCCCTTCAGCCTCTTTACGGGTGTTGGCTATCCAGGATCGGAGTGCCCACCCAATTCCGTATCGATCTCCGGCTAACCGATCCCTTTCCCTGGACCCTTGATAAACCATGTCCACCACGCTCACCGTTTCCTCCGATGTCTCACTGACCTACAATTCCGGGTCACCGGTCACGGTCACGATCGCCAGCGGCACCATCGCCACGGCGCTGGTCTCGGTCTACAGCCCATCCTTCGCGCAGGCAGCCCAGGTCGCACTGGTCGAGTACGCCCTGGCCGTGATCCAGGAGGATAATAGCCTCACCAACGCGTCGAGCCGCAAGAATTACGCGCGACTGGCCCTCTCGAACCCGACCCTTTATGCGTCAAACGCCCTGGCGGCGCTGGCGTGCGACGGGGTGACCTCGTACGCGAGTTCGGATCAAGACTTGCTGAACCGTGTCGCATCGGTCTGGGACCAGCTCTGCTACGGGCTGTGATTTGACCGGGATCACCAAACAACGAAGGGGGGCCGATTCCTGTGGAATCGGCCCCCCTTTTGTCGTTTTATTACCCGGTAATAATCTCGGGTAAAAGCGTCGATGATCGGCCAACACCGATCCGTTATTACCCGGTAATAATCTCGGCTAGGCGACCTCGCTCAACTCTCTGTTGACCTGGGTCAGAGCGCTTTCAAGTGCCTCGCGTAACTCGGTCTTGTCGAAACCCCGACCCCGGGAGGCGACCAGCTTGATCCCCGCGTGGTTGAAAATCCGCTCGGTCGGTTTATTGGCGACCTTGGGCTTGGGCTTGGGAGCGTTGCCGGGAGTCGTCGGCGTGGCCGGGGCTGCGGCCTTGCTGGCGGCGACCCGCTTCTTGACGACCTTGCCAACGTCGGCCGTCGAGAGCTTGTCGGACTCGATCTGGCCGGCGACCTCGCGCTGTTCCTCGGCCGTTTCCAGCTTGGTCAGCTCGTAAGCGGCCTTGGCCGTGATCTTGCCGGCCGAGACCTTGGCCTTGACCTCTTCGGGGAGATCGAGGATCGCCACAGCCTGGCTGATCAATCCCTGGCTGAACCCGAGCTGCTTGGCCAGCTCGGCCTGGCCGTAGCCGTGGACCAGCATCAGATCGCGCATCGCCTCGGATCGCTCGATCGGCTGGAGATCCTGGCGGATACAGTTTTCCATCAACTGGATCGCCCTCAGCTCCTTTTCGTCGGGCCTGGACTCGCGGATGACGGCCTGGATCGTGGTCAGACCAGCGATCTTCGCGGCTCGCCATCGCCGCTCGCCGACCGCGATGATGTAGCGCTGGTCGGGAGCCGACCACCAGACCTGGATCGGCTGGAGCTGGCCCATCGACTTCAGCGACGCCGCGAGCTGCTGGAGTTCGACCTGGTCGAACTCCTTGCGCGGCTGGCCGGCGTCGGCCATGATCGAGCCCAGCGGGATCTGCGAGACATTGCGGCTTCGCTCGACCCCTTCGGACTTGAGCGACGGCGCTTTGGGGGTCGGCGGAGCGGCGGGATTGGCTGGCTTTCCCCCCCCTGCCCCGATCGATTCCTTGATGTTCGACCCCAGCCCCTTTTTCATGCTCTCGGATTTCGTAGCCATTTTCAGGCGGCCTCCTCGGTGATTGGAAACGCGACGTCGCGGGCGATGGCGGGCGGGGGTCCTGATTCGATGCGCCGGACCAGCTCGTCGGCCAGGGCTTGCATGACCCTGGCGGCGGCGGACTTGGGCTTGTAATCGGCGATGGGTTTGCGGTTGGTGATCGCCTCGACATAGTGGACGGCTTCGGGGATCACCGTCTCGAAAATGAGAGGCCCATAGGTCTCGCGGAGGATCTCCTCATTGACCTGGTGGATCGCCTTGCGGCCGACCATCGTCAGCAAGTAACCGAGCAACCGGAGTGACGGGTTGGGACCGGCCTGGACCAGCTCGATCGAGCGTCGGACGGCGGCGATCCCCTGGACCCCGTAATCCTCGGCCTGCATCGGCACCACCAGGCCATCGGACGCGACCAGGGCCACCCACGAACAATAGTACAGGTTCGGTGGGCAATCGATCAAGCATACCTCGTAATTTGGCCCGGCCTCTACCAGAAAATCTTTGAGCCGATCCCAGTCGTCGGAACCAAGCGATTGCGGGTCGCGAGCGTTGAGCACGCCAGCGGCTTCGGAGCCGGGAACCAGGTCGATGCCGAGAATCCCGGTCGGCCGGATGATGTCTTCGGGAAACGGTTGCTCACCGGTGTGGATCGCATGGATCGTCACCGCTGGATCGAGTGAGAGAGCCTCGGCCGGGCCGTAGAGCCCCTGCGAGAGCGACGACTGGGGATCATTATCCACCAGGAGGACACTCCGGCCCATCCTGGCCAGGGTGCCGGCCAGGTGGTGCGTGGTCGAGGTCTTTCCGACCCCTCCTTTTTGATTCAAGAGCGTCACGATATCCACGGCGGTCGGCCTCCGAAAACGGTTCCATCTCCGGGAGTTTCATCGGCATTTGAGCCGGTCGAGGGTGCGTCAATCCGGGTTTATTACCCGGTAATAAGTCCGGGCTAGCCGGTCTTCTCGACCGGATTATTACCGAGTAATAACTGGGCCGACGGACGGTAGAGTCGCATCGGGACCGTATTCCGGCCGGGCCGGATCGGTCCGGTGGACGCTGGGATTTCTTCGGCCGTGATCAGACCGTCGGCTACCAGCCGTTCGAATTCGGCCTGGACATCTTCGATGGTCTTTTTTTGGAAGTGCCAGAGGTAGTGGCGCATCGAGCTGACCGTCACGCCGGCCACCGGCTTGGACTTGACATAGTTCAGGATCGCGGTCGTTTCCCAGGGTGCCACGGGATCACTCCTTCGCATTGCGTGCGAGCCAGGGCGTGGCCGACCGCGTCGGCCAACGAATCTGACTCCACGACCTCAGCTCGATCGTCTCCCCAGAACGTAACGACCCAGCGTGGGGTATCAAAAAGGCTATTGCAATCGGCCGAGATCGAGATCAAGCACGGGGCCAGAGCCTTGGCCATTTCTTCGAGTGAGGGCTTGGTCTTTCGTGCCAAGGATTCAGTCCTCATTGATTAGTTGGGCCGGCGGGTTTCAAGCTTCCGACTCAGAACATCGATAGCTGGCGAAACGGACCGGCCGCAATGGCGGCAGGTCGGACGATCGAGGGCAGGGGCCTGGCCGGAATATTCAGGTCGGGGCTCGGCCGGCTCGAAGTCACCAGCTCGAAGCCCTCCTCACAACGCTTGGCCCAGATGAGAGCCCCGATGGCCGTCTGGAGCTTCTGGCGGTCGCCATCGGTTCGCTGGAGCTTTGTAGCCGTGCCGACCGCGACCAGACCCCAGGCGTCAGGGACGCGGATCGTGAACGCCGGGGACGCGCCATTCTTGACGGTCCGGAGAAAGACACCGTGCCAGGCCCGATCCTCATCCGGCATCGGGACGAACATCGTGTTCGTGAACACGCCCTTCTGGCAAACCCACTCGTAATCGATGACATCGAACGTCCAGATTTCGGGTCGATAGATCGGGATTTCACGCATCAATCGCTCCTCCTCCAAGCCTCACAAAATTCATCTCGACCACAATTTCCCGCTTGACTCCCCGGCAACCTGGTGTATATTTGAATCGGCCTTTGACGTGCCCCTGACGTGTTTTCGCTGGCACGTCAGGGGCTTTTTGCTGCGCTGCGCTACACCCGGCCGGATCGCTCGGCCGCCAGTTCGCGGAGCGCGGCGGAGCGAGTCATCCGCCAGATTGTCGCGGTCACGCCGGCCGGCTGCGGGTGATCGCGATCGTACTCAGCCTCCAGGGCCGATCGCTCAGGGGGCGTGAGCCGTTCCCAGGCGCCGAGCTTGGCCGCGTGCTCGGCCGCCGCCCTGGCCCGCTCGGCCCGGCCCCGCTCGGCCTCGTCAGGCGTCGGCTGGTTGGATGCCGGCGCGATCACCGGTTTGGCGGCGAAGCGGGGGGTCGGCTCGCCGGTCTCGATCCAGTTTTTGAGGATCTGGAGCCCCAGCCGTTTGAAGGTGTAGATCCGTCGACCGTCGGCCTTGTAGCCGGCCATCTCCTCGATCACGAGGCAAACCCAGGCCACGGTGACCCCCAGGGCGAGCCACTCGGGCACCGCCGCACGGATCTTGGTGGGATCAGGTTCGCCGGGGAGCCAGCGGTCGATCGCGGCCGTGATCTGGGGGTCGATCGCGGGGGACTGGGATGGCTCGGTCGAGGCCGGAGGAGTGTCGCCTCCGGCTCCCTCCGGGATATACTGGACAAAGGACGACGACACGTCTCCCTGTGTTGTCGTTTCTTTTGTAGTCTTATTCGTATACCCCTCTTTAGGCGCAATTTCCTTCGGAGAAATTTGCGCCCGGGTGGTGCAAGAAAAGACAGTAGGTGCAGCTGGATCGAGCCGGGCCTGGACGCCGTGGCCGAAGTCGAAGGTGCCCTGGCGGAAATCCTCGTAGAGCCAGCGGCACCAGTAAACGGTCCGGTACTGGAGCCGGCCCTCGACCACGATCTCGCGGCGGTCGACCACGACCAGGCCGGCCTCGACGAGCCGGGCCAGGGCCAGCTCGACCGCGCGGACCGAGCAACCCAGCTCGTTGGCCAGATTCGAGGCCCAGGGGAAAATCCCGGCGCAGCGGTGCTTGTGGACGAGCCGGATCAGGGCGCGAAAGACCTGGATCTCGACCTTGGTCGGCTCCAGGTCGAGGAACTCGCCGGGGAAGGTCACTTCGCGGGCTGGATCGGTCCGGTACGAGGTGAGCCCGTGGGGAGGGACCGGCTTCGGAGTGCGCGGAAATTCCCCTACTTCCGGATTTCGCCGGAAGGTCGATTCTGGTAAAATTGACATGGCCTTGACGTTTCCTTTGGGGGTCTGGACGTGCCGCTCTTTCGCTGCTAAGGGCACGTTCGGATCGAGAGATCGTCGGGTGTTGAGGGGGCGAGCTTCGCCCGGGTGTGATTGGCCCGGTCGGAGCCGCCCTCTTTTTTTTGCGAAAGGGAAGTCCGCCGCATTCGAACCTACCTGCGCGCATCCGAGATCACAAGAGGATTGACCATAAAATGTCTGACTGTAAGGGCTTACACTCATCAAAATTCACTCTAATACGAATTATGTTGGGCAAGAGTTTCCACGGCACCGGCCTTGACGGCGGCTTATCGTATGTTAATTTGTGCAAGGCTTCGACTCGTTCGGCTAGTCCTCCGGTGGATGGGAAACGTCATAACGCCCGGACTGGTGGGCAGTTCGGGCGTGGTCGGGGGGCGTGGAGCGGGCCACGCGTGACTTGATCCGCTCGATGCGGTCCCGCGTCGTCCATGCGAGGATGGCGTCAGGGTCGCATCGATGCGGGGTGTATGAGTTGGGATCGGGCTCGATCACCAGCAGATGGCCGGACCACTCCAGCAGCCGGATTTCGCGCCGGCAGGCGCCGCACCGCGACGGTCGCGAGGTTGGCAAGATCCGACCACCTGCGGGCAGCGTCATTGGATCGGCCTCTGGATTGCGCAGTAATCGCAGTCGCACCCTGGGGCATGACCCTGGTTGGGTGGTCCCCAGTCGTCGTAGAGATCCGACCACCATCTACGGAGCCAGAGCCACGGATGAGCCAAGAATTTGGGCTCGGACTCGGGATCGGGCGGGCAAGCGTGGATCTTGGGCAAGCCAGTCAGGTCCGACCCGAGGGGTCGGACATCGGTCATGTAGGTGTGCCGGCCCAAGGGCACGACCCACACCGATTGGCCGCAACGCGGGCAGTTGCCGGGGGTAATCTCTGTGCCCGTCAAAACTCACCTCCCTGGTTCGAAAGCTGCGCGTCGAGTGGGACACTGGGTCGGACCGGGATACGGTCGATCCCCTGGCCGTCGCGGTTGGCCCGGATCAGCAAGTCGGGCTGGACATGGAGGCCCTCGGGAGCCTCGACCAGGAGCCGCCGGGCGAGGACCCGGTTGATCCGTTTCTTGAGCCCTCGCAGGATTCCCAGGTCGGTCTCCCGAAGGGCGATCTCGGACCGGGTGTGCTCGGAGAGGTCGACCAGCTCGTCGAGATCGAGCGTGAGCAGCTTCGCATCCTGGACGTCGTCCGGCGGAGGGGCAGGGGGGGGCATCGATTGGGGTCCTTCGGTAGGGCGGGGGCGTACCTTCGACGGGTCGGTCTGGCCGACAAGCCGCTGAATTCGATGTCATAATACCTCAAAGAATCGACTATGGACAACAATAGTCCAGACTTTTGGTTTACTTTAAGGTTGCAATGGTAGGAAGGGGGTTGTAACATAGCCAGCATCTGGTGATACTTTTTCCCCTGGGATCGAACCAAAGGTGAGGCGGCTATGGAGCTTCCGACGGAGATGCCGAAAAAACCGGGAGATGTTTCCGGCCAGCCACCTCGCAAGTCCGCGGTGAGTATCAAGGCGAGACCGGAATGGAAGGAATGGCTAGAAAGGGTGGCAAAACATTGCCGAGACCCGGTCGCGCAAGTCATAGACAAGGCGGTAGCCGAATATGCAAAAGCGAATGGGTTTGAGGACCCACCTCCCCCGAGGTAACGGACGGTGATCGAAAATGTCATGGCGGTCGTGGTCCTGCTGGTGCTCCCCGCGATCGTCATCGGCCTCCAACTCCTGCCGGCCCACTGCTGGATTCGCCGGGCGATCGAGGGGATCGTCCAGGGCGCAAACCAGGACGATGGGGCCGGCGATGAGGCCGACCCCGAGTCATGACGGGTTGACCTGATCACGACGCGATCGCCTCCGCGTGGCCGATCGTCGCGAGCTTGCGGCGGACCTCGGCCCATCCCTGCTGGACCTGGTCCTGATCCCAGTCGACCATCCGGCCGGGGAACTCCTGGAGCTTGGCCCAGCCGTTCAGGTACTTGATCAGGCCGACCTGGTGGTGGGTCTCCAGCTCCTTGAGCTTCGCGAAGAGTCCCCGGCCGGACCCGGGGCACTTGCCGGGGTCGCCGGGTGGGGGCGACTGGCCACCCCCACCCCAGACCTGGACCGTCTTCTCGGCCGGGATCGGCGGCTCGACCTGGTCGTGAGCGGGAGCCGGTTGGGGATCGGTTCGATCGCGACCGAAGACCGGGACGCCGTCGCGGTAGAGATAGCGGCCGACGCCGAACTTCACCGCCGCGCGCTTGAACGCATCGGAGTAGCCGCTCTTGTCGTCGTCGCCCTGGTCGGGCATCCCGGCATAGCCACCGGCGTCCGCCTTGGTGAGCGTCGTCCAGCCGCCGCCCTCACCCCCTTCGGGATCGGGCAGGCGAATCGTCAGCTTGCAAAGGACCGAGTTGTCGCCGGGCAGGTATTCGTCCCACCAGTTCTCCGGGCCGAGCACGGTATCAAGCCGGTTCATCGCCGTGCGGGCGGTGATGTATTGGACCTGGCGGTTGCCCTGGCTGCGGACCTTGACCTCGTTGGCCTCAAAGGGGGCGCCCAGGGCGGCAAAAAGATCGGGATATTGGGTCATGAGGTCGGGCTCCCGGGTGTGGTGATCGGATAGACAAACAGGCTCCCGTTGTTGGCGATCGCGATCGCTCGCGATGAGACGGGTTGCCCCGTCCCGTCGAGGAATGCGGTCAAGTCGCCCTGGCCAGCGACCACGGAAAAAAGGTCGGGCATCCCGGCGACGCGGAACCGCTCACCGGGTTTCAAGCTGAAAAGGTGAACTTTGATGGGATCGCTCAAGAGCCACCCCCTTTCGACGGCTCAACGCGAAGCGGAAGGGGCCGGAGTTCCAGGAACGCCCGGACCGCCTCGGCATCCTGGCCCTTGAAGCCGATCGAGTAGAGGCCGACCGACCAGTCAGAGGCCCCAACACTGGCCGGGGTGGGTGCGGCGAATTTGAGCGTGACACCCTTGTCGTCGAACCTGGCATGTACCAGGTGGGCCATGTTGAGGTAGTCATTACCGATCTTGAGGATGGTCACTCGCCACCCCCTTTCGCCGCCCTGGCCCGCTCGGCCTGGATGGCTCGCCAGTGACCCAGGACAATTTCCTCGAACACGTCGAGGTCCTCGCGGTAGGGCCAGAACGGATCTTTCGAGGCCCGCTCCAGGACCTCGACCGCGTCCTCGGTCGAGATCAGGAGGCAACGCTCGATGGCTGTGATCTGATCGATCGATTCCGGATGGTTCATGGATGGACACGCTCCCCGGGAAGGCCCGGCCGGTTCCCCGGCCGGGCTGGATAGAAGGTCAACACGAGTGACGACGGGTCGGATCGGATCGGTCCGGTCCGGTCAGGTCGTGTAACCCGGGAGCGGGCACATATCGCGGTCGGTGATCTCCAGGTCCCGGTAGGCCCATTCGAGCCGTTCGGCCTCTTGCTCGCGAATCCAGGCGTCGGTCGCCAGCTCGTCTTGCAGCTCGGCCTGCTTGCGGGCCTGATAGCCCTTGTCGCGGCCGGCGAGGTACGAGGTCAGCATGTCGGTGGTCATGTGCGCGAGCTGATCACCGGCAGGCCAGTCCCACTGGCCCAGCTCACCGTTGCGGGCGAGCTGGTAGGCGGCATCGTAAGCGAGGTCCTCGGCCGAGGGGTGGAAGGGCTCCGGCTCGCTGTCGAAGCGGATCGGCTCGGGTTCGGAGGTCACGGTGAGATTGGGACGGGTCCGGTGGACTCGCAGGCGGCTGCGGTGTAGAGTGGACACTGTTCTGTGTCTCCGGGCTGGGGTCCTGAACATCCGGGCTCGAAGGTGGTACCAAGCACCTTCGAGCCCTTTTTCGTTGCCGCGACGCCGTTCGTCTCGACACATACGATAATAGCCTCGTACTAGTACGGCGTCAACATCCCACCGAAAAAAATTTCGTCCTTGCTACTAGCTTGAGACTAGCCTATGATGACCGGGGGAGGTTCTATCTAGTGGCTAAGATCAAGGGGAAGCCCGTGCCAGCCGAGGCAACCATCCAGAAGCCGACGAAAAACCTGGTGGTCATCCGGGGGACCGAGGAATGGAAGGATTGGCTCGACGGCTTGGCCGAAGCCAATCAGGCCCCGATCACGGTCACAATCGACCAGGCTTTGCGGGAATTGGCCGAGCGATTGAAGTATTCCAAGCCCCCGCGAAGAACCCCATGATCAGGTAAGCATTCCCATGTCCATCAACTTCAAATGTCCCGCTTGCGGTGAAGCGCTGAGCGTCCCGCCGTCGATGGCCGGCCGCAAGGGCCGGTGCCCGAAGTGCAACGCCTCGGTGCCGGTGCCGGGGGAGAAAGTGGCGGTGGATGTGGTCCCGTCGCCCATCGTGAGCGCGGCGGCCGTGCCGAGCGCGGCGGCGCTTTACGAGCCGACGATCCAGCGAGTGTCGATCATCGATATCAAGATGCCTTACAAGTCGATGGTCTGGTTCATCTTCAAATGGACGTTCGCGGCGGGCCCGACGGCCATCGTATTGTGGCTGATTTATATGGTGACGAACCTGGCGATCGAGGTGGCGAGACACTGAGGGCCCGACGATGGCTGATGACCTGGTCCCACCCGATTACCGGCCCGGCTCGCCACCCGAGTCGATCGTTGACGCCGTGAACCAAGCGGCCTGGGAGGGCTTCCCGGCCCGGACTCTTGAGTTTGTCTACCCGGCCGGTGCTTTAACGGCGGCGGTCGCCGAACGCGATCGGCTGGCGGATGTGATCGACCGGGCGGCGGCGGAAATCGACGCGATCCCGGAGGCCGACGTGATGTGGTGGGCCGAGCAGCTCTGGCACGACGCGCGGGCCAAGCGGATCGCCGGGGCGCTCCTCGAAGCGCGGAAGATCCTGGCCGAGGCCGAGCCCGAGGACCTGGAGGTGACTGATGAATGATAGGGACCCGATCGCCGAGTTGCTTGACTTCGGTTTTGGCCTCCCCGAGCGAGTCCGCACCGACTCAACGGATTGCGATATTCTGCGGTATCTCCATCGCCAACTGGCCGATCTCGAAGCCCAAATCCGGGCCGAGGCGAACATCCAGGAGCAGGCCGAACGGGATCGGTCTGCCGAGCCCTCGGGACCCTATGTCGGGTATGCTCCACTCGGTATTCAAGGGTACAAGCAGGACTGGTAGTCCCGAGGACCTGGAGGCGAGCGATGGGCAAGCTGTATGAGCGATGCTCTCTTTGTAATGGATCGCGCGTCAGCAAGATGGGCGGGACTTGCCTGGGATGCATGGCCGAGGGTTATATCGAAATCGGCCTGACGATCGCCCAGGTTGAGCGGCTTGTCGAGGCTGAGCGACGGCGTCTCGGCGATCCGCCAGCCGTCGAGCGTGCGTTGGCCGAAGCCAGGGAACAATGCGGGGCCAAAGGGGAGCCAGCCAATGACTCGCAAGCTCAAGAGTCGTGAGCAGCTCGACCAGGAGTCAGCGGCCCGGCACAACGCCCGGAACGCCGATCGCTGGGCGTTGTGGGCTGGGGCTGGGAAGCTCGACCAGGTGGTGGAGATTATCGACGGTAGGGAAGTGGCAGCGCGAAGAGAGAAACGCTTAGCCTACTTCGAGGAGCGCAAGGAACGGACCCGCCGCAAGGCCGCTCTCTATCGCCAGGCCGTCGCCGAGCTTGTGAGCCCGGAGGAGCTGGCGCAGCTCGACGAACGCCGGCTCCGCTATCCCAAGGGGCCGGAGTACTCGGCCGAGATGTTTTGCACGGAGCTGGCCAACCGGACCGGCCGTGCGAAGCTTGACGTTTTCCAGGAGTTTGAGTCGAGGGTCGACGCCGGCTCGGACATGGTCCGGCCCGGTGATGACGACCAGGTCGCGGCGCAGATCCGCGCGAGGTTGGCGGCGATCGCCCGCAAGGATTGATACCAATGCTCGATCTACGCGATCGGATGATCTTCGGATCGCTCGCCGGCTTACTGGTGGTCCTCGCCTGGCGTTGGTTTCGGTCGAAAGTTCACGTCCGATAATCGAACTTATGATCAATCGATTCTGATTGGAGCGGATGGACCGCAAAATCCGGCCAACTCCGTGGTTCCCCTGCTGAACAAAAATTCTTATCAAATTCGCCAACGAAGCTGTTGACTTTGTTGGCGAGTTTGATAAGATACCATCATGACACGAGCAAAAGAGACTCGGGTCTGAGGCCGAGATGGGAGATGAGACCGATGACGACCGAGCGATCCCTGGCAACATTGACTGGATCGGAGAAACAGGTTGCCTGGGCCGAGACGATCCGAGCTGAAAAGTTCGCGGGTTTCGCGAGGGTAATCGCCAATCAAGAGGACTCGATCGAACAAGCCCAGATCAATGTTGAGACTGGCGGCGATCCGGCCCGCAGACTCTATCCCGCCATCGCCGTCCTCGAGAAGATGATCGCCATGCTCGATTTCCTCGCGTCCGAGACACAAGCGACGACATGGATTGACAGTCGCAACCGGACGTCCGCTCAACTCCTTTGTAATGGCCTTGTCCGATCCTGACATGCAAACCACTCAACCCGGCCGGAACGTCCGGCCGGGCAACCTTGACCCATTCCACTTTTTCGGGAGTCAGACCAATGACGCGGACATCCTTCCCAGTTTACCGAGTTGAGCAAGACAACGGCGACGGACGAATCGTTTCCCATCTGTCTTTTTTCCGCCAGGATGGCACAGATCGCATCCACCCCGAAGGTCACGCGGACCTCGTCACTGCGGACGTCATGGACGGTGGACTTGTCGGCACCTTGACCGCACCGACTGGGTCGAGAGTGCTTGAGACCGAGATCGGGGATTTCCTGATTTTTGTCCCGGGGAGTGTCTCGGGCTACTCCGCCAGCGATGCAATCGGCCTCGTCGCTGCGTCGATCGAGGGGCGAGGAGGCGATAACCCCGGATTCGGCTGGTCCAAATCCAAAGGCAACGCGGAAGCCATCGCCTGACAATTTCCCTCACCCAACCCGGCCGGAACGTCCGGCCGGGCAAGCTTGACCCGAGATGGGAGACGAGACCGATGACCATGCGGAAAAATTCATGGGATGTCGATCCCGATACCCTTTCGCCTCACGAGGCGGCGGCTTACTGGACAATCGAGGCTCGCGTATCCGCCGATCGCATGATCAAATTCCTTGATCTGAACGCACCAACACCAATCCTCGAAGCCGAATTGGCCCTCATGGCCAAGCGGATCGCTCGCCTCGACGAGGCTCGCCAGCGGCAACCAGAGGGCCAAGCCTGATGTCCGCCAACCCTCTCATCGCCCGACTCGCCGCGCTCTGCGACGAGTCGGGTTTGACCCGTACCCAGATCGCCGAGCGGGCTGGCCTCGATCCCGCCAACCTGTCGAAGCTCTTGTGTGGACAATCTGACCCACGGTTTTCGACGGTCGAACGCATCGTGCACGCGATCGGAGCGCGGTGCGAGATCAGATATCCCGATGGCGATTGACCAGCGCAAATCTTTGCGCCCAAGCGTACCGATGCGCGGGACATACTTGGAAAAAACCCGGTTAGCGGCCCCTCGAAACAACGATCTTAACGAAGGGGGACGAAGTCAGACCGGGAGACACAATCATGATCAGCAGCTCCTCATGCGCGAGCTTCACTATCCGTCCGGAGTTTCGCCGGCTCCGCACTCATTTGCAGTCCGGTCGGCATACGATGAGGCCACGTCCGGCTAACCTCCTCACCGCGCTTTCATTATTCACCTATGAGCCGGAAAGGGAAGCGCAAAGATTTGCGCCCAAGCGTACCGATGCGCGGGACATACTTGGAAAAAACCCGGTTAGCGACCCCCTCGAAACAACGATCTTAACGAAGGGGGACGAAGTCAGACCGGGAGACACAATCATGATCAGCAGCTCCATCCCGTACTCCAAACCGGCTCACCAGGCCACGCCCGAAGCCGTGGCTCGGGGCAACGCGCTCCTGCTCCAGGCCAAAATCGCCCGGGATCGCGGTATCGCGCTCCAGGAGTCGATCGAGAGTTTCGAGGAGCTTAAGGAGGCCGCGTTTGCCGAGGCGCGGAAGTGTCATGCCGAAGCCACGAAACTGATGGTCGGCACCGAGCGCTATTGAGGCCACTGATGTCACTCGCCGATCGCCTCAAGGGCCTGCGCTATACGAAGGGCTGGGGTCCGGAGCAACTCGCCCAGCGGGCCGGGATCTCGCGGACCGCGCTCTATCAGATCGAGTCGGGCCACTCGCCCAACCCTCGGGCCTCGACCGTCCGGTCGCTGGCTCTGGCGCTGGGGGTCGAGCCGGCCGAGTTGCTCCAGGGGGAGGGGCCAAAGCCGGCGACGTCCCCACGGATCGGGATCGACCTGGCCCAAGCCGGACCCGATGTGACCGTGGTCAGCTTCTCGGCCGACGGTCGCCGCTTTGAGCTGCGGAGCTGGCCAGATGGGGTCACTCTAGGTCGATCCGAACCGCTCACGATGCCTTCGCCCGATCCAGGAGTCGCTTGACCTGCATCTTGGTCCAGGGCTTGCCCGACGGCCGGCGCTCGCCTGATTCGTTAAGCCACTGGGCGAGCTTCGAAAGCGACTCTCCAGACTCCCGCCTCGCCCGGATCTCCGGGACCAGGTCCTCGTACACGTCGACGGCCTTGCGTTGGCTCCGCTCGTTCGCCTTGAGCCTCCCCTTGTCCCTGGCCTCTTTGGTCAGGTGGCAGCCGACCAGGTGCGAGCCCAGCTTGCCGGCGACGTCGGCGATCGCCTCGGGGGGGACTTCGGGACCGTGGACCTTGATCAGTTTGGCCATCTGGACCTCGGAGACCTCCTTGTTCTGCTTGTACTCCTGGAGACCCTCCCTGGTTCGCTTGCGGATCACCCGCCGCTCGTTCGCGGCGAAGGCGACCAGGACATCGAGCATGAACTCATTAGCAAAGGGATTGTCGCACGCCCGGATCGGCACACCCGAGCGCTTCAGGTCAGTATGGACCTCGGTCGAGCGGACCAACCGGTCAATCTTGGGGACGAGGAGAATCGCATTCTGGCGCTTGCATAAGGCGATAGCCCGGAGCAAGACCGGACGCTCGATCATCTCATATCCACCGCTGCCGACCTCTTCAAGTATCGTGACCAGATCGCCATTGTTGCGGGATATGTATTCGTTGATGTCTCGACGGCCGGCGCTCAGCCCCAGCCCCGAGTCGCCTTGCTCGTCTGTGCTGACCCGGATCAGGCCGACGAACCTGTCACCCATGGTTCACCCATGTTTGGTTTTGTACAGCAGTACGGCTTTGTACGCTTTGGCTGGTGAGGTAACACTCGGTTGGACGACCATCCCACCGAGTGTTACGCCGATTCTCCACCGCATTTCCCGGCCTCGCAAGGCCGTTCCACACGAAAGTTGATTTCCGGGTCGGTTTCCGGCCCCGATCCGGTTGGTCCGGTTCCGGCCCGTTTTGTTTTGTCCACC